CGGCCCGGATTGTGCGCAACAAACAGCGGCTATTGCTGGACGCCCAGTACCACGGCTTCGTGGGTGACTTCATTTTCAATGATACCCAGGGCGATGCCCAGCCGTTTTATACCGGGCTGAATACCCGGTACGTGCTTTACTACATGGAAGCGGCCGACCTTCCATGACAAGCTTCACCAGTAAACAGCTGCGCGTCACGTTCATTCTGGCCGGTACCAAGCAGACTTTTCCCGGCACGGGGAACAACACACTGGTATTGACCAACCTGCGCATGTCATCCAAGACCCAGGGCGTGGCGCGTCAGGCCACCCAGCTGGACTTGAAGATTATGGGCATGAAGCCCGAAGACATGAACGCGCTGACAGTGGCGTGGGCCAACCTGCCGGTGGTGTTGAACCATCTTGTGATTCTGGAAGCGAACGACGGCACTGGCTGGGTACAGGTATTCAAGGGGACCATTGTAGAAGCGCAACCCCAGTTCACGGCCCAGCCCGATGTGTATTTCCACTGTCTGGCCAGCGTCGGGTACTTCCAGAAAATTGCGGCCGCACCCCCCACCAGCTACCCGTTCACGGTGGACATTGGAGTAGCCGCGGGCGATATCATCCAGGCTATGGGGTTCAAGTACGTTGACGGCGGGGCGTCGGGCGTCCTGACCAACCCGTATTTTACGGGAACCCTATATGACCAGCTGGTGCAAGCATGCGCGGCAGCCAACGCGGACTTTTACCTGCAGGGGGACACCATCTTGGTGACGCCCCACGGGCTGCCCCGGCAGAGTCAACCGGCTGTCGTACTCAACAAAGACACTGGGTTGATAGGGTACCCCGTGTTTGAACGCGCGGGCCTGAACGTGCTGGCCATTTGGAATTCTGCGTTTCAGACCGGAACGCCCGTCCAGCTATCTAGTTCGATACCCAGCGCCAACGGCCGATGGTACCCGTTCGCCTTGACCCACACCCTGGAAGCAAATTTGCCGAAGGGCCGGTGGGACACGCATTTGCAATGCCTGAAGGTGGTTGCCTAAATGGCCGTTTCAAACCAAACACCCATAGACGTGGCGAACGAATTCGCCACTTTCGCGTTCATCATTCGGCAGTTCCTGAACCGGGTCTGTACGGCCACGCTGGTCACGGTCAAAGCCTGCACCAACACCGGCGGGCTGTCGCCGTACGGCTTCGTGGACGTAATTCCGCTGGTCAACCAAATCAACCCGAACGACGGGACCACGACCCCGCACGGGACCATATACCGGCTGCCGTACTTCCGCATTCAGGGCGGTGCGAACGCGGTCATTATGGACCCCGAAAAGAACGACGTGGGGCTGGCCATCTTTGCAATGCGGGATATCAGCGCGGTCAAGGCCGACCCGGCGCAAGCGGTATCGAACGCGACCGCGGGCAAGGGTACCCCGCCCGGTAGCCTGCGCCAGCTGGACATGGCGGACGGTCTGTATATCGGGGGGTTCCTGAACGCGGTTCCGTCCCAGTACGTGCAATTTTTACAAGACGGTGCGGGCATCAACATTGTCAGCCCCACCAAGGTGACGATACAGGCCCCGGAAGTGGACGTGAACGCGAGTACCAAGGCCGTGGTTACGTCGCCCGAAGTGGACGTGAACGCGAGTACCAAAGCGGTCGTCACGTCCCCGGAAATCGACCTTACGGCGTCCACCGTCGTGAACATCCAGGCCCCCACCATCAACCTGAAGGGCGCAGTGGCCCAGACGGTGGGCAACGTCACCATGGCGCAGCAGCTGACCGTAACGGGCGCTGCGGCCCTTAACGGCGGTCTGGCGGTCAGTGGCGGCACGGGCGCGACGGTCGCGGGCACCTTGGCGGCCACCGTGGACGTGACAGCGAACGGGAAAAGCTTACATAATCACACCCACGGGCCTGGGACGTATACCGCCGGGGCCACCGCTGTCACCGGAAATTCCGCGACGCCATGAAAACGCTGCTACTCGACACGCTGGCCTGGGACTTGGTGCTGGACGCCAACGGCAACATTGCTGTGGCGCAGGAGCCATACCAGCTTGCGCAGGACGTGGCCAGCGCCATCAGGCTGTTTTCCGGGGAACTGTGGTACGACATTTCCCAGGGCGTGCCGTATTTCGCCACTATCCTGGGGAAAGCGCCACCGGTTCAGCTGTTCAAGCAGTACATGATTGACGCGGCCTTGACCGTCCCCGGCGTGGTCAGCGCGGATTGCGTGATATCTTCATTTGAGGGTCGCACGGTCACGGGGTACGTGTCCTTCACTGACTCAAGCGGCAACACCCAGACGGTACCCATAGCATGACCACGAACGTACCCAGCATCCAGTTCACGCCCGCCGGCTTGGTAGTCCCCCAGGAAAGCGACATTCTGACCGGGGTGCAGGAAGACATTGACGCGGCCTTTGGCGGTGGCGTGAACCCTGGACTGTCCACACCCCAGGGCCAGCTGGCCACGTCCATTGCGGCTATGCAGGCCGACAATAACGCGGTCTTGGCCGAATTCGTCAACCAAGTGAACCCCGACACCGCGGACGGGTTCATGCAGGACGCGATTGCGCGCATTTACTTCCTGAACCGGCAGCCGGCCACGTCCACCGTCGTGTCCTGCACGTGCGTGGGCAACGCGGGAACCGAAATACCCGTGGGCGCGCAAGCCAAGGACACCAGCGGGAACATTTACAGCTGCCTGGAAGACGGCATCATCCCGGCCGGCGGGTCCATTGTGTTGTCGTTCGCGAACGTCGTCACCGGGCCGATACCGTGCCCGGCCAATACCCTGACGGGCATTTTCAAGGCCATCCCAGGGTGGGACACCATCAACAACGCAGCCCCAGGCACCACGGGTAGCGCTGTGGAGTCGCAAGCGGCCTTTGCCTATCGCCGGGCGCAATCGGTCGCCCTGAACGCCCGCGGGTCGCTGCCGTCCATATACGCGGCCGTGTTCGATGTAGCCAACGTACTGGACGTGTACGTGACGGAAAACGTGACGAATTCCCCCATCACTGTGGGGTCCACCGCGTTCACGCTGGCCCCGCATTCGCTTTACGTCGCGGCGGTCGGGGGCCTGGACACGGACATAGCGCAGGCCATTTGGACCAAGAAAGACGTGGGCTGCAATTACAACGGCAACACCACCGTGGTTGTGACCGATAGCAGCGGGTATCTGCCGCCGTTGCCCACGTATAACGTCACCTTCGAACGGCCGGCGTCGCTGGCTATCAAGTTCGCGGTTCAGATTGCCAACAGTACCAGCTTGCCGTCCAACATCGTGCAGCTGGTACAGGCCGCCATCGTAGCAGCCTTTACCGGTGCGGACGGCAGCACACGCGTGCGCATCGGGTCGCTGTTGCTCGCGTCGAAGTTTTATCCCGGCGTCATTGCCATAGGCCCGGAAGTGTCGGTGTTGTCCATCCTGTTGGGGTCGGTCACGCCCACGCTGACTTCCCAGCTGATAGGCATTGACCAAGCCCCGACCGTGCAAACGTCCGATATCAGCGTGACGCTGGTGTAATCCCATGTTGAACGTCGGCCGCACCATAATTTCCCAGTATGCGAACAGCCCCACGCTGACGCAGCTGATTGAGAGTATGAACGATTACATTGACCCGCGCGTCAATATGCAAGCGTTCTACGACGCAGTATGGAACGTGGACACGGCCGTGGGGTTCGGACTTGACATATGGGGCGCAATTGTTGGGGTGTCTCGGTTGCTGAAGATACCCAGCAACACAACCACGTTCGGGTTCCACAACGCCGACATTCCCGCGGACTGGGCACCGTTCAACCAAGGAACGTTCTATACGGGCGTCCAGGCTGGCCAGTCGTTCTTGCTGCCGGACGATACCTACCGGACGCTTATTCTGGTCAAGGCCCTTGCGAACATTGTCGCCACGTCCGCCCCCAGTCTGAACCTGCTACTGCGGAACCTGTTTCCCGGTCAAGGGGTGTGCTACGTCATTGACAACGGGAACATGGCGATGACGTTCGTTTTCGAATTTGACATTACGCAGGCCGATTACGCCATACTTACCCAGTCCGGGGCGCTCCCACATCCGGCCGGCGTCAGCGTCAGCGTGGTGGTTCTGGGCGACAATTTTGGATTTGAGGAAATGGGGGCCGGCGCGCAACCCTTTGACCAAGGTACATTTTACCAGCCCCCTGGAAGCTAAACATGGCCGGACAACCCACCCCACCGCTGATTCAGGAACCGTTCGCGAAGAACGCGAACCCTTCGTTTATTCAGAATCCCATTCCGGTCACGACCGGCGATGCTACGCGGGCGTCGTTCGACTTGGGTTTCCCGCCGTTGACCATGACCCAGATTTTTGCGGGGGGCAATCCGCCGTACGGTCAGGACATGAACGGCATTCTGTACATGCTGTCCGCGCACATTGCCGCGGCCCAGGCGGGCCAGCCGTACCTGTTCAATTCGACCCTTTCCACCGCAATGGGCGGCTACGCGGCCGGCGCGGTGGTCGGCATGGCGGACGGGTCCGGGCTATGGCTGAACCAGACCGCAGGCAATACGACCGACCCAGACGGCGGCAGCGCGGCCGGCTGGACCCCGCTGTATAGCTATGGGTTCACTCAGATTGCCACCACCGGGGGCGTCACCACTCTTTCCCGTGCCCAGTTTCGGCGCGGCGTCATCGTAGTGTCCGGGGCCTTGGCGGGCAATGCGCAAATCATTCTGCCGTCCGGCACCACGGAAGGGCTGCGGTCGTGGCTGATTGTGAACAACACCAGCGGCGCGTTTTCACTGACTGCAAAGACGGCCAGCGGTACGGGCGTGGCCATCCCCCAGGGCGGCTTCAGCGGCCCCACGGAAGTGTACGGCGACGGAACCAACATTTACCCGACCGTTGCGCCCATCACATTGCCCACGGATGTGAACCCGACACCCAACACCATCGCGCTGCGAAATAACAGCGGCTACCTGTTCGCCACGTATTTCAATCAAAGCAGTGGGCTTGAAAACTTCAGCATGGCCGCGGTGTACGCGGACGCTGGCGACGGGTACCACCGCAAGATTTCGCTGGCGAACTTCGCGGCCCAGATTTCGCTTTCCCAGTTCGCTGGGTCCGTGGTCGCGGGTCAGGTACCGGCGGCTGCGGTGACGCAGTACACGTCTT